GGAGAAATGAAATATCGTTTGCAGTTGTTGAAGCCTACGGCGACAACAAACGACTACGGCGAGGAAGCGACAACCTACGAGCCTATACGTACCGTATGGGCAGAGAGGAAGAAGCAGAGCGGCAACCGTAGCGAGGAAGTGGGCGAACATTTCCCCGACTATCGAGCCGAATTTAATGTGAGGGACGCACACCCGGTTAAAGAAAACTGGAGGGTGCAGCAGTTGGGTGGCTACCTTTATACGGTGGTTGCCATCATCCCAAACATTGATAGAGGTATGAACACTTTAGTTTGTGAACGAGTAAACGAGTAGTCAGATTTTGCAATAGTCTGTTTTCTTAATGTATATGCAGCCAGAACGATGAAAGAAACCGTAACCGACATTAACAAGCCGTTTACCGATGTTTACAAGGCACTCGACGTGAAAGACCAACGCAAGGCTATGCGAAGTGCCATGCGCAGGGAGGGCAACCGCCTGAAAAAGGCGGCAGTCTCCAATCTGGGACAAAGCGGCATTGGCAGTGGCACAAAGCGCAGTCTTTCAAGCGGCATCTATGTGCGTACCTACCCCGATCGCTACGGCCTGGGCTTCATGGTAAGCGTTAAGCCACATGGTAGGCGCAAGGGCATCCACCTCAACCGTCAGAACATGGAAAAGCCTGTTTTGATGTGGGCAGAGGACGGAACACGCCAAAGACATGTAGGGCGGCGTATTTCATCGTTTTTCGGTAAAAGCAGGTTCACGGGCAAGAAAATAAGGCAGTATCTACGAGGCGGTGGGAGCCGCGGCAAGATGAAGCGTTATGCTTTCCTCGCCAAGACAGAGCAGCAGACCGCCGACAGCGTGGAAACCAACCTTTTCAACAACTTGCAGAACAACGTGGAAAAGGCGGCAAGAAAGCAGGGACTTTTATAAAATATAGCTATGGCACAGAAAAAGACATCATTAAGCGCGGGCAGCATTATTCGCGATATTCTTCTATCTAACGAGGAAGTGAAGCGGAGAACAAACAAGGTTTTCCCCATTGTGATAGACAACGCCCAACTACCTTATATATTATACCGCCGTGCGGCATTGGCACACAATCCCACTAAGCAGGGAATGCCGGGAGCCGACACCGTGACTATGGAGGTGGTTTGCTATACGGCAAAGTATGCCGAGGGCGTGGAGCTTGCCGAGGCGGTGCGCCAGGCACTCGACTACGCAAGCGGAGAACACGACGGCGTGAAGATGCGCAGTTGTACACTTGCCGACAGCGAAGAGGGCTACGAGGATGATGCCTTTGTGCAGCAGCTTGTTTATCAAGTCAGAATTTAAGTAATTTAGAACCATTTAGTTTTTATAGTTATGGAAGATACTGGATATATCAATGGTAGTGACCTTTTGCTTAAGGTTGGAGGCAAGGCGGTGGGACATTGCACAAGCCACACCCTCACTTTCAACAGCGAGACAAAAGACCGTGCCGTTAAGCCTGTAGCGAGTGCCGCCAAGAGCAGCGGACTTTGGAAGGACAAGGGAGTGACTGGTTTGTCTATCTCTATCAGTGCCGAGGGTTTGCGCTTCTATGGCGAGACCGAGAACGGACACGAGCAGATTGCACCACTTTGGGGCAAGGGCGCAAGTGTGGAGGTTGAGGCATTCAAGCGAGGCGGTGACACGAAACCTTATGTAAAGGGTAACTTTGTTATCGCCTCATTGGAGGAGACAAGCCCGGCGCAGGACGATGCTACTTACAGCGTGTCTTTGGAGAACGCCGGCGAGCCTGAGACCTACCCGGGCAAGGATGCGGCAGCGACGCAGGCAACAGACACCGGCAAGGCAGTGAGCAAGTAACGCCCACATGAAACAAAGGCCATATTGTTTTTAAGATAAATGTTTGATTTGTTGAACTATTAGTTAATTGTTGATTTATGCCAAAGATTGAAATCATGATCAACGGCAAGGCATACCCCTGTAGGCAGACTATGGGGGCTATGCTTCGCTTTAAGAAAGAGACCGGCAAAGAGGTGACGGAGTTAGGCAACAGCCTATCGGATATGTGCGCCTATCTGTTTTGTTGCGTGGCGTCAGCCTGTAAGCACGATGGCGTAAAGTTCGATATGTCGCTTATGGACTTTGCCGACAGCCTCACGCCCGAAGACCTCAACAAGTGGACGGACACCGTGAACGCCACGGCAGGCCAGGCATCCGAGGACACCGACACGGAGGGCGAAAAAAAAAGTTAGGCATCTTCGACATTCTGGGCATAGCCGTTGGCAACATCGGTTTGCCCTACAATGATTTTTGCACCCTCACGCCCGAGGAGTTCAGCCACATATACAAGGCGTACAGCGAGGAGCGGACGGCGCTGTATCAAGACAGTTGGGAACGTATGCGTATGCTTGCGGCAATAACCATACAGCCGTATGCAAAGAAAGGGCTAACGCCCCACGGACTTCTACCCTTTCCATGGGAGAAGAAAAAGCCGGAGCATACGAAAGCAGCCCCGGCAGTATCTAAGGAAGATGCGTTAAAGCGTTTTGAGGAAGTGTTGGGAAAAGTGGGAAACGGCTAAATAGCTTCGCCATTCAGTTCTTCGGAACTTGTAAGCACCATTTGCCCAATAGACAGGAAGAACAATGCGGTAGAGCCGCCAAGGGCTAACAAGCCGTTGACCGATTGGTTATTGAAAGCAAAATACGTCAGACAGATAACCCAGACAACAAGAGACAACAAGGCTATTACGCCCCAAGCCTCATATTTGTTTGAATGCTTGTGCGGCGTATCCTCGCCTACGACTTCGACGCTAACAAGTTCTGCCCTGATTTCGTTTTCGGGCTTACTCGCTACATCGTTGGTTGTGGCTTCTGGTATGCAGTTGATGTTCTTATAATCCTTTTCCATAACGCTTAGTTTGAATGCTTCGCCACAAAGATACAAAAAATATTGATTACTTAGTTACTTATACGCTGAAAATATGGCAAAAGAAATAAAATTTAACGTTAAACTGGTTGTTGACGGCAAAGAGCAGTTGGTTACAGCTACTTCTACAGCGGAAGAGTTGCGCCGTGTGCTTGATTCTGCCAAAACGAGCAGCCAAAAACTAAACGCAGCTTTGGTTAATTTCAACCAGGCGGTAATGGCGGCTAATAACGTTACCAATGCCATTTCGCAGATTTCGGGAGCACTCAACGGCGTTACCGAGGAAAGCCGCAGTTTCAGCGCAGCCATGAACACCGCTAACACGATGGCAGGAAAGAGCGGCGAGGACTTTGCCAAACTCAAAGGACAGGTAGCCGAGTTATCAAAAAGCATTCCGGTAGTACGTGACGAACTCGCTAACGGATTGTACCAGGTTATCAGCAATGGCGTGCCTGAAGACAACTGGATAGCCTTTTTGCAGAAATCGGCTAAGGCATCCGTGGGCGGTATCGCTGATCTGGGCGAGACTGTAAAGGTTACATCTACCATTATCAAGAATTATGGTTTGTCGTGGGACAAGGCAGGCGACGTGCAGGATAAAATACAGCTCACGGCCAAGAATGGTGTAACATCGTTCGAGCAGCTTGCACAAGCCCTACCGAGAGTTACGGGCAATGCCGCCACTTTGGGTGTAAGCATTGACGAACTTATGGCAACCTTTGCAACGCTTACAGGTGTTAGCGGTAATACCAACGAGGTTGCAACCCAGATGGCGGCAATCTTTACCGCTTTGGTTAAGCCGTCAAGCGAGGCAAGCAAGATGGCACAGCAAATGGGCATCGAGTTTGATGCGGCAGCTATCAAGGCGGCAGGAGGTATGCGTAATTTCCTCACCGACTTAGATAAGAACGTTAAGGCATACGCCAGCAAGAGCGGTATGCTGGAGCAGGAAATCTACGGTAAGTTATTCGGCAGTGCCGAGAGCCTGAGAGCATTGGGACCACTCACCGGACAACTCGCAGCCAAGTTTAATGAAAACGTGGAAGCGATGAAAGGCAGTGCCGGAACTATAGACGATGCTTTTTCCATTATGAGCAGCAGCGGAGCGGCAAGTTTGCAGATACTCAAAAACAAGTTTGCAGAAGTGGGCGACGCTATAGCCTCAACGATGGGTGGCATTATGCCGGTACTCAACATTACGGCACAGATTGGCAATACCGTGATTGCCGTTTCTGCAATGGTTAGCGGTTTGAAGAATCTTGCGAAGATACAGGCTATTGTCAAGGTTCGCACAATGGCAATGAATGCCGCTTCGCTTGTATGGAACGCTACATCGGTGCGTATGAATGCCCTGGTACAAGTAATGACAGCTTCATTTCGCGGTGCGGCGGTGAGTGCTACAACGCTGAAACTTGCCATACAGGGTTTGTTAATATCTACAGGCGTTGGCGTGGCTATCGTTGCGCTTACTGAGGTTATAGCGGCATTTACCTCAAAGTCGGCAGATGCGCAGACCCAGGCAGAGGACACAGCCGAGAGCATGAAAGGCTTTGGTGATGCAGCCGACGACATAAAAACCGCCTACGACAGTGCGTTAAAGAACACATACGCCGACCTCATGGCGAAATATGAGAAATTGAAAGCAGGTTGGCGCGCATTATCCACAGAGCAGCAGAAAATGGCGTGGATAAAGGATAACCAAAGTGCTTTCAATGAATTGCGCTTGAAAATCGGTAATGTGACGGAAGCCGAGAACATATTTAACCGCAAGACCGATGCAGTAGTGGAGGCATTCAAGCAAAGGGCATTGGCGGCAGCGTATGCGGCAAAACTCACGGCTTTGTATCAGCGTCAAATTGAGTTGCTTGATAAAAAGCAGAAGATCACCAAGACTATTGCCGACGATGCCAAGCAGGGAGGCAGACACGCCAAAGAGGGTGACATCGTACCCGAAAGTTGGCGTAGCGATCGTTACGGCAAGGTTGGCCGCGATGGGCAGTGGAGATTTACCAAGGTTGGAGCGGAGAGGTACAACGGTACGAATGTTTCCGGAAACACACAGATTAATAGTGTAGATAAAGAAATTGAATCCGTAAACCGACAAATTGGTGACACACAAAAGCAGCTCACCACACGGCTGAGCACGGCACGTAGTTTTATTACGGCTGGTACGCCGACTACCCCACACACCAAGGATACCCCGAAGAAAACGACCATCAAGGACGACAAGAAAGATGAACCGAAAACCCACGTAGAGGAACTACAGGCGCAGTTGGCGGCGGCACAAAAGGAAATGGGTAACGCCATGACCGTAGATGCAAGGGTGAAAGCCGATGCCAAGATAGCCGACATACAACGGCAGATAGACGAAGCTACAAAGGGTAAGGTATCCATCGGGGCAGAGACAGAACCGACATATATCGTGCAGGGAAGCGATGCCGACAAACGACAGAGCCGAACCAATGCACAACACAACATTGACCGAATAAGGCAGGACTTTGAAATAGGACTTATCGGCAAGGAAGATGCCGAAAGGCAGATAGCCGACATTAACAAGCAGCTTGAAAAGTTGGGCGTTAAGCCGATAGAGGTACATTTCAAAACCTACATCGAGGAACTGCAAGAGCAGTTGCACGACGCACAGCAGGAGTTTGAGGAAGCCACCACAATAGATGCAAGGGTGAAAGCCGATGCCAAGATAGCCGACATACAACGGCAGATAGACGAAGCTACAAAGGGTAAGGTATCTATCAAGGCAGAGACGGAACCAACATACATCGTGCAGGGAAGTGCCGCCGACAAGAGACAGAGCCACAGCAACGCCCAGAATAAGGCAAACCGCATACAAACCGACTACGAGATAGGAATCATAGGCAAGGACGAGGCACTGAAAGAGATTGAGGAGATAAACCGACAACTCGCAGAAATCGGATTGAAGCCTATAAAGATAGAACTTGACAGCAAGGGTTTTGACAAGGTGTTTGGCGACATCAAAAGCGGTTGGGGAAGCATCCAGGGCGTAGGCAACGGCATTCAGGGCATAAGTGATGCACTGGAGGGCAATGGCGATGCCTGGCAGCAGGTGACGGGACTTATTAACGGCTTCATTTCCATTGCAGAGGGCATACAGGGTATTGTGGAGTTGTTCGGTATGCTCACAGCGGCGACCTCAGCACACGCGGCGGCATCCACTACCGATGCAGCAGCAACGGCAGGAGAAGCGGCAGCAGCAACAGCCAATACAGCAGCCAAGAGCGGCGAAGCGGTAGCAAATGCCACGGCGAGCGGTGCAAAAATGCCGTTCCCTTTGAACCTGGTAGCAATTGCGGCAGGTGTGGCGGCAGTTATTGCAGCACTCGCAGCAGTTTCGGGATTTGCCACTGGTGGTGTTATCGGCGGTACTTCTACATCGGGTGACAAGAAGTTTGCCCGAGTGAACAGCGGCGAGATGATACTAAACAAGTTTCAGCAAGCCCGATTGTTTGGCATGATTGATGGCAAGTTTCAGCCGCCTACCTTTACGGAGCGGAGGTTACAGCCGGTAACGATGCAGAACATAACAAATGACATTGAACCGACAGCCACGGAGGTAAACATCAATATGAATGCCAACGCACGTAAGATACTTGACATGATTACAGATGTTAAGCGAGTGGCGAAAAAGAGCGGTAAGAACTATAATGTGTAACAAATAAAATTCAGTTAATATGTATATACACGGCAGTTTTCTAAGTCAGCAGGGCGATACGATAACGGTACACATCGTTACCGGGAACGATCGCACGCAGACCATTGAAATAGGTACAGAAAAGGCAGATGTATATTTTAGCGAGGATCCGGCAGAAATCGAAAACGAGGTAAACGACACTTTCGATGTGCTTTTGAGAAATTCGGCTAAAATAAGATTGCTTTGTGGAAACCTGATTACAAACCTTTTTAGTACCTCATGCCGTGATGCAGTCGTAAACATCTATAAAAATGATACGTGTATCTTTGCCGGGTTTATCGAGCCACAAACTTTGTCGCAGCCATATAACGACAGATGGGACGAACTGGAATTAAATTGCATTGATGCGCTTAGTGCTTTGCAGTATAGCAAGTATAAGAATGTGGGCGCATTGGGCGTTATCTATGCTTTCGTCAAGGCAGAGGCAGCACAGCGTAGTTTTTACGATATTGCTACCGAGGTACTGCAAGGTGTTACCGAGGGACTGGATATATTGGGCAACCAAAATATTAAATTCTGGTATGATGGCAGCAAGGCAGTTGATGCACAGACCGCAAACCGCTATCAGGTATTAAGGCAGCTTTCTATATCTGATTTGTTGTTTATGGGTGATGACGAGAGCGACGTTTGGCAGCAAGACGAAGTGTTGGAGGAACTTTTGAAGTACCTTAACTTACATATTGTGCAGGACGGCTTTAACTTCTATATCTTTTCGTGGGAATCCGTCAAGGCGACACCCGATAAGATTATTTGGCACGACATCGTAGCCAATAGCACCAAGACGACGGCACAGCAAGCCGTAACAATCGCTTTGGCTAACGTAGCCGATTGCGATACCACGATAAGCATAGACGACGTATATAACCAACTTCTATTAACCGCCAAGGTGGAAGACATCGAAAGCGTGATAGAAAGCCCATTGGACGATGATTTGTTGGTTAGCCCTTATATCAATAAGCAAAAGTACCTAACCGAGTATTCAAGCGACGGGGAGGGAAAAACCGCCTACAATGCTTTTTACGCTATGACCCACAACCAAAAAACAACGTATGGCGCAGGTGCTATTACTGATTGGTACGTGCAGGTGATGCGTAACAAACAATGGACGTTCCCGATGAAAGGCAACACAGATATAGACATCGTGGACTATTTCGGAAGCGAGGGCGCAAAACAACACGCTTTGCCTGATTGGTTAGGGCAAGCACCGGGGGCGGCTATCATGGCTTTGGGCAGCGTCAAGATGAACACGGCCAACGATGATAATAGCCCGACATCTAAGGTGAACATGACTAACTATTTGGTAGTGTCGGTTAATGGCAATGGCGTGGATAATGACGAAAACAAGACCTACCCGAGTGTGGCAGACATACAGAAAAATATACCGTATGCCGTCTATACTGGTAACAAGGCAGGGGGCGTTTTTTCGCCGTCAGACGAGAAAACCACCAACTATATAGTATTGTCGGGTAAGGTTATCTTAAACCCGATAATGAGGCAGACCAACACGTACACCAACCTACATAACAAGGAGTGGCACGGCGGTTTACCTATGGGTTTAAAGGAAAACGAGATTTACGTATGGCATCAGACCGTACCGAGCCGTAACAATGGTGATGGCAGGTATTACACCCGGCAGTATTGGCAAGCCGAGACCCCGGACAAAGAAGTATCATGGCATGAGGGCGCAGATAGCGGATTTTATCCATATACCGGGGAAGGCCCAGAGGAATACGAATTTAAGTACAGCGCAGTAGGCGACAGTACCGACACAATCAGTAAGGTAGCCGTATTAGCCTGTATGTTGGTTATCGGCGACAAATGCGTAGTGGAGACCGGAACCGAGGGGCAGACAACCGATTTTGTTTGGCAGAAATACAAGGAGCGGAGCGAGTGCCAAAGCGATGATGAATATTATCAGCAATGCTTTACAATTGGCTTTGACCCTAAGATGGGTGATAAGTTGGTGGGCACAGAGTTCAGCATCCAAAACAACATCGACTATAAAATGGGCATAGATGCGGAGGGTATAGCAATACCGATTACCAAAGGTGACAAGATAAGTGGGCAGGTTAGGTTTATGATATTAGGCCCTGTAAACGCTACATGGGACGTTATCACACGCCGCCACCCTACCTTTTTCAGACACACGAAGTGGAGCAGCTCATCAGTACCGCTTTTAGCCCATGTTAGTAGCATCCTGATAAAGTCGTTTGAGGTTAAAGTATATAGCGATAACGGACTAATCAGCAATGGCAATGATGATAACGATATTATCTATATGAGCGACACCAAAGAAACCTTTGTGAACAAAAAGGACGATTTGGAGTTTAAGATAAATTCGGCATTGACCGCCACGGAGTGCGCCCAGTTGGGAGTTAGCAATACGGTGAAGTTATCCACGCCGCTGAATATATCAACCGGGGACGGAGTGTTAGAGGTGTACGACCGAAACGGCAACGTTAAGGCGAAGCCCGAACAAATCTACGTGGATAGTTATTATACTGAATACCATAAGCCACGTATCGTAATGGAACAGAAACTAAGGGACATTGATAATGTTGTTAGCCTGTTTAATCATTACCGCCACGAGGCTTTAGACAAAGAATTTTTCGTGCAGGGCATCGGCAGAAACCTTATTGAGGGACGTGCCGACCTCACATTAAAGGAGATTGGCACATGATCGAAGTTAAGCAGATAGCGAAACCCAGGAACAGCGGCAGCGGTGGAGCATCCACCGGAGGCGGCAGCTATGGAAGTATCGGCAAAATGACCGAGGAAGCCAAGCACGCAGCCAAAGCCGACATAGCAACGCACGCAGAGCAAGCCGAGTACGCAAACCGTGCCGGATATGCGAGCCGTGCCGCCTATTCCGATTTAGCCGGAGACGTTGCAGAGGATAGCCCGATTAACGACCGCTTTTTGTCGAAGATTACCGCCGACATAGCGCAAGGGCACATTACTTTTCAGCAGGGCTTAACGGCTATCGGTTTGGCAATATTCAAGGACGGCGCACACTTTGGCGAGTTCGTCAAATCCCTGTATGCAGGTAAGGGCGCAGGTATTGACGCACAAGGTAACGCCGAGGTGGAAAGCCTGAGAGTGCGCAGTTACTTTGAGTGTCTGGAATTGATAGTAAACCGATTGTCAGCAATCGAGGGCGACCAACTTCTAACAGAAGCAGACACAATCGAGAGTGTGGACGATTTGGGCGATGGTTGTTTTGGTTTGCACCTGAAAAGCAAGTGGGACGGATATTTTACCGCCCAAGCCGAGAACAACGTACTAAAGGGCATCATCAATACTTTGGCGCAAGGCAGCGGCAAGTATTACACGGCATGGTTTAGAGTTAATAGCGTTAATACCGCTAACAACTACATTGAGGTGACGCAGTACCCGGACACCGAAGTACCAAGCGGCAAAAACTACCCACCGTGTGAAATGATGAAGATTGCACGATGGGGAAACCAAACGGACACGAAACGCCAAGATTGTTTGTACCTATCAAGCACAGAGGGGCGAATCGTCAAGCTAAAGGGAGTGACTAAGCCGATTTTGGATAATGCCAACTACGGTGCAGCTTTCGGCAGTTTGCCCGAATTTGTGTACGAGCTATTGGACGATAACGGCAACCCTTTGCCGATACGTGACGGATTAGACTATATGTATATACCGGGTATCGTCACAATGGACGTTATCAGACTTAACAAGTGGACTGGTAAGCCGTTGGTTACGTATGTGGATCGTGGGGCATGGACGCAAAGCGGTAAGTACTATTGCGATGCTATCAACCCGGACACCGGGGAGTATGAGACATCAGACGTTTGGTTTAATGGCTGCAAGTACAGATGTTGCAAGAACCTCACAACGACCGCCCCGGCATGGAACAATACCGATTGGGCGATGATCGAGGGAAACCCAGACTTTGCCGTAGATTTCCAAGAGCCTGAAAGTATCTTAGACCCGGACAAAATAGACCTCACGCTAACCATCGTGGCGACCCTGTATAATATGAATATCACAGATGATATTTTGGACGCAGACGTAATGTGGACGAGATACAGCGAGGACGCAGAGGGAAACGAGAGAACGGCAAGCGACAATGTTTGGAGTTTGCGACACGCCAATACCGGAAAGTCTTTACACCTCACAGCCGAGGACATGGACTTTAACGGCTATATGCCCAAAGTGATACGCTTTACGGCTACCGTTACTTTGCGTGATGGCATGGGCAACGAAGCAGCAACGGCGGCAGTCAGTTACGAGTATTAATTTAAACATAGCGCAGTTATGAAAACAAAAAGATTTGATTTCAACTTTAAGCCACTGCAAATTAATGTTAGTATGGTGGTTGAGGGCGGCGTATCGGATAGTCAGAACTACGACGCAGACACCGACACATATACGCCCGATTACACCATAGACGCATCTAACTTAATAGTGCAGCCGAATATCGGCAGACTTGACAAAGACGAGGTTTTAACGCCGGGCTTGATTAATCAAGACCTCACTAACGTAGTCTGGTATGAGGTGAACAGAGGAGCGGCCGACACGTTAATAGACAGCACTAACGCCGACTTTGAGGTAGTCAGAAAGGGTGCAAATGCCGGACGTATCAGGATCAAGAAGAACGCCAAGCCGCAGATACCTATGAATCTACGATTTGAAGCGGACTACAAAGACCCACGTACTAATCAGGTACACCACATCATCAAGCCGTACCAAGTACAATGCAAGAACGCCACAGCATACACGCCACTTCTGGTATTGGATGCAGCCGCCCAAACTATCTACAACCCATTGAGCGACCCCGACACGCAGACGGTACACGCATCATTGAGATTGGGCGTTAATGAGTGCCCGGAGAATAAGCGTTTGTTTGTGTGGGAGGTAATGCGAGACGATGGAACATTTACCGCCGTAGGCAGCGACACCACGTTAGACTATGACGTAGCGGTAGCAGCAGACGGAAACAGTTGTACCGTTAATCGTAGCCTCATGGGTACAGAACTTTATTTGCGATGCAGGGCAAAGTATAGCCCGGACGGAAACCCAAGCAGCGTGACACTATCGGGCAACGCCCCAACTAAGTTAGTGGCATTTATCCGTAGAATCCCAAAATTTGAGTACGACATCGGCGAACTACCTACCAACCTACCAAGTGGTTTGTTAGAGATTGCGCCAACGGCGAAGATTTGGAACACTAACGGCACGATCGACAATCCGGAACGTGAGTTATTGCCGCTTTGGTATGTTGCGACCAACGCACAGTCAGGAACGCTTAACTATTCGCTCATAGCGCATGGAATGAAACCGACGCTTTCAACAGGAAAGGTTAGTCAGACGTTAGGCGGTGTTTATGGTTTGGACGTTAAGGACGTTGGCCCTACGTGTGCATGGGAAGACAGCGACGGCGCAGTATTCGTTGATGCAGACGATAACGTAATATTAATCAAATAACAATTTAATCAATATAAGATTATGGCAAGATACATTAAAGCAAATCCATTGGTTGCACGATACTTGCAACTGGAGAATGATCGTAACATGGTAAGTGATGGCAACTATCTGTTTTGGCAAAACGATATGTTGAAGTTTGGCCCACTAACCCAACTTAACGACATATTGGTTAAGATTGGAGGTATTGCACTTATGCCGCATGAGGCGAGAAGCGAGCAAGACGGCACTATTTGCCGACCTTTGCCAATGGCAACCGATGCACGCTTTCAGCAGCCTATTAAGGCTAACGTTAATGATGCTATCGTAGGTGACAACACCAACACCGAGCAGGGAGCAGATGGTAAGGGCGAGAACAGCGAGAGCACCGACAATGGCGGCAACAGCAACGAGGGCCAGGCCAACGAAGAAAATGCAAAGGGCGACCAACAGTCGGAAGCGTCAGAGAGTGGGCAAACAGGAAGTAAAACCAAAAAGTAAGGAACTATGAGCAAAGCGAGTACAACCCGAACGATTAAGTTTATTGCAAAGGCAGGAACTTATACGGCATTGATCATGTGCCCAGATGGTGACATCTACCAAGAATGGGAGGGCACGGAATCCGACGTTACTAAGGTGTTCCCAAACTTTGAACAGACAAAGCCGAAACTTAACTTTGTCTGTATGAGTAGCCGAGTAGCCGAGGGAGTGGCAACGCCTGATAGTATGCAGTACTTTTTCAATGGTACGAAAATCGAGTTTAACGGCGATACGTCAAGCGGCATTTTTGCAGGCTACTTTAAGAAGTTTGCACCAAGCGGCGACAACATCTACTATGGTTTGCAGATTGTTAAGAATTTGGTAGAAATCGCAGGTTTTGCCCCGGTAACTATCAAGATGGTGGCAGCTATCAGTTATGGCACACAAAGCGATAATATCCAAGCTACCTATACAATCCCAGTGCAGAAAGCAACAGGTACAAGTTATCGTGTTACCATCGTCGCAGGAGATAACAAGGGCTTTGTTATTACCGACAAGGGCGGCAGTTGCGTTTTAAAGGCAATGGCATACCAGAACTACGGGGAAATCACCAAAGATTTAACCTATGTGTGGGAGAAGATGGGAGCCAGTGGTTGGGAGGTAATCAACGGACAGACCGCCCAGACGCTTACAGTGTCAGGCAGCAGCATAGACACATACGGAGAGTACCGGGTAACAGTTAATCGTAGTGGCGTTGAAATCGGTAAGGACATACAGGGCGTTATGGACGCATCCGACCCCTACGACATCGACGCACGCCCGACACCGGAAGACGAGGCGATAAGCGAAGATGAAAGCGGCAACGGCAAAGTAACCTATACGCCGTGGACCGTCAAGCGTGGAACGAACACCCAAGCAGTCAAAGACGCTAAGTTTTTCTTTGTCGTGAAAGATGCAGCAGGTGTTTACCTCAATAGCAAACAAGATATGAGCACAGCGGTTGCAAGCTATGCCGTAACACGTGATATGTGTTTGCAAAGTGGTGGAGACATCAGCGTAACGATAACATCAGAAAGTTAAGCCTATGGGAGTGTCAGTAACAAGAATAGTTAAGTTCATACGCAAGGGAAAGGGCGTAATTGTCGCCCAATCCCGAAACGTATATAACTATACCTACAAGGAGTGGACGCAGTTCTACGGACTTAGTGGGCGGTCAGTCAATTGGGACGGAATCATAAATGTATCTGATTTTTCCGTAGGTGACACGATGGTTATTAATGGCACGGTATCGGACAAACAACGTATTACCATCAGTCTTTACGCTAAAGTAACGGCAATCGACACAAACCGGGCTATAATAACGGCTCAATCACTATACTACATTGCAAGTGGTGAGAATGGAGAAGACGGAAACGACGGCGTGGACGCAATAACCATTGACATTACGCCACCGATCATTTTACACAAAAAGACGGCCACCAATACCTCATACGCAGTTACCATTAAAGTATTTGAGGGTACAAAGCAACTGATAAGTAGTAACGGCAGTGGAAGCAGCTTTAAGTGTAACGTTGATACATCTAATTTCCCGACGGGTTTAAAAGGGAACACAGTAGCAGGCACAAATGTTTATACGCTTATTTTGGTGGTAGAAGCAAATTCCAATCCAAGCAAAGATATAGAAATATCTATTGTTTGTAGGGGCGTAACGCATAAACGCACCGTGTCATTTAAAACTGTAGCCGATGGGCAACCCGGAGCCAAAGGCGACAGAGGCCCGGCACTACGAGGCCCACAAGCGTGGAGCGATTGCGCCGTAGGATATATGTTTCAGTCGGGAGCAAGCGGCGAGGAATACAAGGACATAGTTTTGTATGGCAATAACTATTATTCTTGCATCAAATCGCACACCAAGACCGCAAGCAATAACCCAGGAAGTGCAACAGACACCAATAGCGGACTTTGGAAGTTAGCCGACAAACTGGAAATGGTGGCTACAAAGATACTGTTAGCGCAGTATGCTTTAGTCAAAAATTTGGGTGTGGAGGCTATCGACATGAAAGACGCTAACGGTAACATTATCTTTCAGGCAAAAGACGGCAACGTTACTTGCAATAGCGGTACGTTCACAAATGGCACGTTCACAAATGTAAAGGTTATCGGCTCAATACGAAATCCTTTCAATTTGGCTAATGATAGCTTTGATGTTGATTACGGCGATAATGTGGCTGTGCTTAGTAGCGGTGGCGATTGGTTAGATGCCTATTCTATGCCGTGGGACGTAAGCCAGAATGGAAGACGACTAACCATTGTAAACTACAAATGGGGCGGCACAATGGCGCAAGGTCAAGCCGAAATTAGTGCACCAAATGGCAAATACTTCTTTGAGGACGGAATCCAAAAAAGCAAGTTAAAAGTTAGCCGTGAAATTGTGGAAATGATAGGCTACGGCACTACCACGGAGTTCTACGGTTGGATCGTGCTAAATCGTATTGACTTAATGACAAGTCAAAAATATGGGCATTGTTTAAAGGCTTTGGCATTTGGCACGGTATCGGGTGGATACAGTAGTAGCAACACATCAATAACGAGCAATACGTTTGATGGCAGCAAACTAACGGTAGCCCGACAATCTGAAGGACTTTACCGGGTATTTTTTCCGAATACGTGGTTTACTTATACAAGTAATTGCCGTGTAATATTAACCGGGCGAGGTGTATGCTACGGTGCAAGTAGCCCAGTAAAAGCCACTATGCACTCATTGGGTAACGGTTACTTTGATGTAGTCGTATCAGACGATGCAAGCCGAAACGATGGCAGCTTTGATTTTATAATTTATAATGGGTCAGATTTTGACATATTAAAATAGTAGTAATTATGGCAGTAAAGAAAACAAAAAAGTTGAGTGGTCAGTCAACAGTAACGACCATCAACAACGACCAGAAATTTCCGGTAACGGACGCAAACGGAAAGGTTACGCTTATTTCATTGGCTAACCTCAAAACCGCTTTATTGGCAGGTATGAACCTTAACGGCTTATACGATGGTATCTTTATTATGTATCACCGTAAAAGCGATGATTACCCACTCATGGTTAAGCCCCATAAGTGGACATCGTTACAGAACAGCGGCGAAATTGCCGACGGTGTGGTAGTTGTTGAGGGCGGCAAAATCTTAGTCGTAGCCCCTACCGAATCAACTTCTAAACTAACGTGGAGTAGCGCAGCTATCAGCGGAGGCGGTACGACAACAACCGATCGTGTCACAGCGATGAACGATTGGAACGGTAAGGCGAACACGGCGGCTACAATCAAGGCAAGCAAAGCCAATGCAATTACCAATACGGTGCAGTATGCACCGGGCTACTGCAATCTGTATAGCCGTGCCAACGCTAACGGCAAGGGTTTGACAGCAGGTAAATGGTGGTTGCCATCGTTGGGAGAAATGTTTATGATTTATGCCAACATGACAAAAATCAATTATGCTTTGTCCCTGATTACCGGAGCCACCCAGTTAGTCGAGGATTGGTATTGGACTTCTACCGAGTTCAGTGCTACCAACGCATGGCTTCTGGACCTCAGCGACGGTTCTGCGTACGTTTGGTTCCCTAAGGCCAGCAGCACGCGCAGAGTTAGGGCAGTGTCAGCATTTATTGTTTAATTCTTAATTTCTTAGTCTTTAACCTTTAGGTACGGCGAAAGCCGTACCATTATAAGGCAATTTAATAAACAAGCAATGGCGGTAAAATTAGTTTCAAGTACAAAGATTTATTTAGATGCACGCAAGTTGTTAGACATCATTTTGGATATAGTGCCCAATTTCCCACGTGCCTACAAATTCACCATCGGGGCAAAGCTGCAAGAAATTGGCGTTAATCTGATGCAGGAGATAGCAGCGGCGTACATCAATAAAGACAAGTCCGAGACAGTAAAGCACCTAACCGAGTTTCAGGCAGAGTTTGAGACAATGAAAACGCTAATGAGAATTGCCGGAGAAAGGGAGTGGATAAAAGGCAGAGGAAAGTTTGCAAGTATCATCGAGTTAATGGACGAAATAGGTAAACAATCGTCAGCGTGGAAAAACAAAGTAGTTAATACGCTTTGTAGCCAGAATCGGAATGTTACGACAGACCGAGAGCGCAGTTTTCCGTAATAAATGGGGTTTATGCCGTCATTTACGGCTAAGAACAAGATAATAAACCACAGATTGCGGCCACCGAGAACAGTGCTACCAACGCATGGAATCTGAACCTCAACGACGGTAATACGAACAATTGGAACACTAAGGCCAGCAACACGAACAGAGTTAGGGCAGTGTCAGCACTATTTACAGAAGACAGAAACGTGACAAATGATAATATACAATGGTAACGACAGAGTGGCTTTTAGATGCTTACTTTGATTGCCGTCATAGCAAAAGACGAACAGCAAGTGCAGTAGTTTACGAAATGGACTACGAAAGCCGTTTGATCGCTTTGCGTGATAGAATCAATAACCGAACATACCAACCGGGTAAGTCTATTTGCTTTGTCGTAACACGCCCAAGATACAGAGAGGTATTTGCAGCATCCTTTGAGGATAGAATCGTACACCACTACATAGCTTTGCGCCTAACGCCACTATTTGAGGAAATATTTAGCGAGCGTACATTTAATTGTAGGAAAGGCAAAGGGCAGCTTTATGGTATTAATACACTGAAAGAAGATATAAGGCAGTGCAGCAATAATTATACGGAAGATTGCCACATTATGAAACTTGACTTAAAAGGTTTCTTTATGAGCATCGACAAAAAGTTATTGTCTGAAATGGTAGATCGTTTTATAGTCAGGTACTACAAGGGCGAAGACATAGACGATTTGCGCTACCTTTGCCGTGTCGTTATTTTGCACAGCCCCGAAAAGAATTGTGAACGGCACAGTCCTTTGAGCTATTGGGAGAAGTTGGATAAGAACAAATCACTATTTACAAATGGTGAGGGTAAGGGCGTAGCCATCGGCAACCTATTTGCCCAGATATTCGCAAACTTCTTACTTAATACGCTTGATTGGTTTATCGAGAATGAGGGTATAAAACATCATGGCAGGTATGTGGACGATTTCTATTGCATCCATAAGGACAAAGAAAAGCTATTGGCGTTAATGCCTAAAATCCGTGAGCTATTAGCCAAGTTGGGTTTAAGACTGAATGAGAAAAAGTTTTATTTGCAACATTACAGCAAAGGCGTGGAGTTTACCGGGTCAATAGTCAAACCCGGACGTGTCTATACCTGTAACAGAACAATAACAAACTTTGTCGCAGCGGTCAGACGACTAAACAAGGCAAACAACGAGCGTCAGGTATTACACGCAGTATGTAGTATCAACTCATATTTAGGTTTGCTACGGCATACCAACGAATACGCCACACGTCGCAAGGTGTTAAACATGATCGAGCCACACGTATTTAAAGAATATGTGTACATCAAAGGGCACTACGAGGTATTGGCAATTAAGAATAAACATAAATTGAGGTATCAAACAATGCAAAGAATTAGAAATGGCGACTACTGATAAAGCACCCATTACCCTATCATCCGATAGGTTAGATATGGACTTATTTAGATTGCTACTTACAAGGTATGTAGTAGTGACCGAGCAGCGAGACGGAAAAGTGATTTATGAACTTAACAGCATCGAGCATTATGCAGATAATTGAAATAGTAGTATCGGTTATTACCGCTTTGGGCGGTTGGGAAATGATTAAATACTGTATGAATCGTAAAACCAACCGCCGAAAGGAGGAAGCCGAGGCCGACAACGTAGAATTTAACGTTTTGCGTGAGGCTATGGACTTTTTGCAAACTCAACTCAAAGATAAAGAGCAACGATTTGCAGAGCAGACCGATTTAGTGAGAAAGCAGAATTTAGATATTTTGCAGCTCAACAAGGAAAAGGCGCAGTTAGAATTAGACCTACAACGCTATAAGTGTGTAATTAAGGGTTGCATTAAACGTGACCCACAAAATGGTTATTAATATGAGAAAGATTAATGAGATCATCGTACATTGTACGGCAACCGCCGAGGGTAAGGACTTTAAGGCGGCAGACATTGACCGATGGCACAAGGCTAAAGGTTGGAATGGAATTGGCTACCATCATGTAGTAGATTTGGACGGAACGGTAGAACCAGGCCGACCAGAAAGCGAGGTGGGAGCACATTGCCTGAAGCACAACACAAATAGTATTGGTGTAGTGTATGTGGGTGGTTTGGCATCCGATGGTAAGACACCAAAGGACACCCGAACACCACAGCAAAAGGCGGCTTTGGTAAAGTTGCTTACAGAGTTAAAGCATCGTTACCCTAATGCCACGATCCACGGACACCGAGACTTTGCAGCCAAGGCGTGCCCATCTTTCGACGCTACAAAAGAGTACAAAGACATTAAGTAATAAGCCAATGAAGAAGTTTATAACTATCTGTATGTGCCTGTTAGCCCTGTTTGGGCTGATAGGCTGCAAGACAACAAAAAAGGCGGTATCGGAATCATCCATAACCACAAGAGAGGAAACCGACACCACCAAGTTAGCAACCGATAGCATCCACGTAGGTACTATCAAAACCGACAACCGAACCACGCTAACGTATTTTAGCGATTGGGGGTATATCGAGTTTGCCAATAACGGCGGTACGCTCACGATCGACACTTTGGGCAACCTGAAAGCCGATGGCGTTAAGTCATACCAACACGGCAAGAAAGCCGCCCAGAAGAAAGCCGAGAGTATCACCCAGAGCAAGGACAGCACCGACACCCATAAGCTGCAAGCAAATGGGGTGCAGAGCCGAGACAACAAACAAGCCAACAGAGAGCCACAGAAACAAGGCGTGAAAGCCTTAAAATGGTATCAGCGTACAATTTACCATATCGGCTTTTTATGTTGCGTAGCGGCGATTATTTACGCTATATTCTTATATCTACGGAGAAAAAAATAA